TCCATTATTTCGCCTCAGGAAAATCTGATTTTAAGCCAACGAAATGCTTTACTGCATCTAAAGCCCCAACGGATTCAAGTTGATCCGCATTTTCCTTCAAACTTTTCTTGAGGTAATTAAGGTCATTTTCGGCAATCCATCTGATTGTTTTACCCGAATGTTTCTTTTTACCTGGCCATTCCATATCGTAATTGGTTCCCAATGGTACCTCTTTGGTCTCTAATGGTACCTCTTTGGTAGTCCTCGACTCCTTATCCTTTGCAATCACAACCTCGTCATAAGTTGCGTAGGAAGATTCAATGCCTATCCCTAAAGAAGCCAAAGCCCTACCAATAGCAGAAGTTTCGCAATTCTCTAGATGCGAAGTCTTGTTAACCATAGAGGTCTTGTCATCCTTAAATTCATGGGCATGACCCGTTCCGCGGATTCTGCCACGCTCATCCTCGATAATTACCTTAAAAATCACCGAACCAGTAGATTCGTTATTTTCCACGATCTGCGTTATAATTGCCCACTCGGGGTGATTTTTGCGAAAAACCATTACTCGGTCTTTCACTTCCATGTATTCTTTTCCTCGTATCTTCATATTTGTGTATGGGTTTTAAATTCGCTAATATGCGAATATTTTTCTGGATCTTTATTATTTGCCAATGCGACAACCTCTTTCCTTAGATATCTTGCGCCTTTTATTCCAGGAAGTAGCACAGGGCATAAAACTTTATTCTTATCTAAAAAAGTCAAGTATCTATACCCTGATGTAGCTCCAAACCCAAGTATTCTAAGGGCTTCAGATTTTTTTATCACATCGCAACTATCTGCAACTTTTCTTGTCATAAATGTTTTATTGCAATTTATATCTGTCAACGCAAGCTTTATTTTCTTGCTTCCTTTATTTCCGAATTTTATGTTTTATAAACATGGACGGGAAGCAAACAATTAAATCGGAAGCTTTTGACGCTTACGAAAGAGTTAGACCTATATTGGAGGAATATTTCGATAACTGGATGATAATGGCACACCGAGCAGACTGCGGTACAAAAGTAGTATTGGGAGATATATCAAAAAACTCAGAAGACATGAAAGGTGTACATGATTATGCAAAAGAATGGAAAGAGATCTCCTTGGGAGATTCTAGCTAAATACCCTCCGGTATTTATAAGACTTTACGCAAAAGAACGTAGCGGTGAAAGGATGCATTGTGCCTTGAGCAATCAAGAGGTTGCAATAAGGTCAGGGCTGTCTCTGGATTCAGTTAAAAGAATATCTAAATTAATTTCATGGGATGATGTTGCGGTTGGTGAAGCTAGACAATTTTGTCATGGATGTAATTTTGACCCATTTGATTATACTGACAGAAATCGACTGACTGCATATACAAGAAAAGGCACATACGCATTTTTAAGAAACAGCCCACATTGGAATAGCGTTTTTGTTCCTCTTATTAAAATACTTCAAAATGCCCAGATCGCACAAAATTAAAACAGATGTACTGGCTCATGCAATGAAAGAGCATGATGGAGACTATTCTAAAGTAGCTGAACATTTTGATACAACTGCAAAGAAAATAAGAGAAAGAGTATACCATGATCCACAGCTTTACGCAATATGGGTAAAGAATGGTACTAAAGAAATGAAACCCGATGCTATAGAATTGATGGAGCGACAACACGAAGAAGACGATAATAAAGGCACAAGGCTCTTGGAAGCACTAGATAAAAATAGCAGATACATATTTAACAATGAGCTGGAGTCAATGCTCTCAAATACCAGCAATGTTGAAAAATTAAAAATCTTTGAAGACTTTGATGATTCTGTTGGGTTGCTTATGGCAGAAGCGCTTCGAGTTACACAAAAAGTAAACATCAGGCAAAACATGAGTTTATTTGAAGTTACAGAAACTCTAAAAGAAATGCTTCAAGCTAACGAAATGGATCCCGAAGAAAGAATACTGCAAACTAGATTATTTTTGCAAGCCACCGAGCAACAGGGTAAGTTTTACGATAGATTACTAAAAGGGCTCGAATTTCAACTCAAGCTTGCAAACGAAAAAGACAAAAGAGACACAAAAGGTAAGGTAGGCTTTCAAGCATTAAAGGACAAAAAGAAAATTGAGCAAGAAGCAGAAAATTGACCATAAGATTCTCCTAGAAAAGTTTGCTCCAGTCGATCAACAGGCGGAAGAAGAAGCAAAAACATGGATACCAAGTCTTTCCCCCACACAAAGAAAAATATTTGACGATGCCTCAAACTACATATTGGCGTATGGCGAAAGAGGTTCAGGTAAAACTTTCAGTTTAGGTGGTCACAAGCTTGTTCGGCATTGCTACGAAAACTTTAATGCACTCGCACTAATAATTGTCGGCGTGAGATCACAGGCAACACTTGGTGGGGTATGGCATAAACTGCAAGTCGAGATACTGCCCGAATGGAAGGATGGAATCGGTCTTAATCACACGGACGAAAGACAAGATACGCAAAAAAATCTTTACATAGATATAGAAAACCGATTTGGAGGTCATTCCCGTGTAGTTCTTATATCTGTTCCCTATGGTGCTTTTATTAAAGACCGCATAAAAGGATTTGAGCCAAGTTTAGTTTTTGTAGACGAGCTAACGAATCTAGATACCGATGATTACTTTAATGCAGTTGTGCAACAGCTAGGAAGAAGGCAAGGAATAGATGGTCCTCAACAATATTTAGCCGCATGTAATCCGGATGGTCCGAGTCACTGGGTGTACAAAAGGTTTTTTGAAGAACCGTATGTCAAAGGAAAATGGAACGACGATTATTCTGTTTACCATGTGCCGATTAGCGAAAACGAAAAAAATCTACCAGTCGGTTATTATGATCGAATTATGGAGGCAGTTAAAACTGATCCTGTAGAAGAAGCACGCATGGTTCGCGGTGAATGGATGGATAGACCTGCGGGTGATGCAATATTCGGACCATACTTTAATAAAGGATTGCATATCCGTGGTGATAGTAAAACAGGTATTTTGCCGAACGAAAACTTTCCAATACTAGTGGGTTGGGATCCTGGTTCTGTAAATAATGCTATTATATTTATGCAAGCACTTGCTGGCGAAGACGGTGTGATATGGACAGTTTTCGATGAGCTGGTAACAATAAACAAAAAACTTCCATATACAACGCTCGTTCCGTTAGTTATGAGAAAGATGTCCTACTGGAATAGAAAATGTAATTTTAATTTTAAATTCATTCATATCTCAGATAACTCAGCGTTTAATCAATTTAGGGCAAAAACAGGATCATACGATGTAAGAGATATAGAAGAAATTTCAAGAACCAAAGCTGAAACTTTTAACCTTGAATCAATACGAATGAAAGCAGCCCCAAAGTTTTCTGGATCTGTTGAAGCTAGAGTAAGGCTAACAATCGCTAAACTGCAAAATGATCAATTTTTAGTTTCCGCGCAATGCACCGCAATTATTAAAATGTTTCAAAATCTAGTTTCTGAAAAACAGGGAAAAACTTACGACCCAAGTATATCATTTAAACCCAAAAGGAGCGTTTATGTTCATCCATTCGATGCTATGTCTTATGTTTTTTTACAAGAAGACTCGACTTTCTTTAAAAGCTCAAACGACATAAAAACTGAAATCATGGATATTGGTGCTTGATTTTGTTAACACGAAAACATAAATTACTGAATGAACATGGAAAATATCTTAAACTTTGATTTGAAAACTTTCCCAGATATAGCTGAAATGCTAGAAGGGGTTTCTCCTGGCGACATTGTTAAAGTAAATGCATCTTTTCAAGTTAAGGAATTATCTGAAAAAAGATTTACGGGGACATTTGAAGACAAAGAAGGGATCACAATAAAGGAAAGCGCTGATGAAGAAAGTCCAAGCGAAGCAGATACAGACGACGAGGAGCCCGAAAGCGAAGAAAGCACCGGGTGATTCAGAATATGCAACCTCTGCTTCAATCCTTATGGACGCTCATTACGAGCGCATAGGAATTAAAAAAAGATGGAACAAAGAAAGAGTAGATCGTTTATGTGGGTTTCTCAGAATGAATTACGGAGAACTTTCTAGTCTTTTATGTATGCCACATGCGGATTTCAAAAAAATTTTACTTAAGCCAAAGGCATTTCCTGGACCCCTTTGTTTACTGCTTACAATAATTGAGCATAGATACATGAGGGAATATACGAAAGATACTATATCTAACATATTTAAATTTACATAAAATGGTCAACTTAGAGATACTAAAAAAATACGGATGCACAACAGAGCGTCTTCGTGAGATATTCACCGCCAAAGAAGATCAATCCGATTATGAAATTAGAAACCACTTTGAAGACCTTATACAATCAAGAATACTAGAAGGGGTAAGAGCATCTATATCTCATGCTAAACTTTACATGAGCGTAGACATAGCATGGGATTCTTTACCAATTAATAAATCTACAATTCCGTTATTACAGTATGCACAGGGTAAGATATCTATTGAAGACTGCCATGACAAACTTGAAGACTTAGATGTAGCTAACAAGTTTTGTGAATACGATGACGAGGGACAACTTAAAAGCGTAAATGCACTACGCTTATACGAAGTTTCAATCAATCTTATAAGGTCTTATGTTACGCGCAGAGTTGCCGCGCAAGTGCATAGATTTTCTAATTTGTATCCATATTACAAGTACGAACCCAGAAGTACTGCATTAGTAGACAAGTTGCGTGGAGATATTCTTTCGCAAAGAGTGGAAATGATGGTTGATCAATTTGGATACAGGCATCAGTTTGAGCAGATTATTAGGCAAATGTTTATGTATGGACATTCTGTTGCCTTTCCTAAAACATCATGGACTGAGGAAGTGCAGTGGAGAATGACTACCGATGAAATTACTGGCGAAGAAATCATGGAGTCAGAAGTTGAAAAATCTGGTGTAAAATTTGAAACACCACATCCAACTAGAGTTGTATATGATGGAGCAAAACCATTGCATGACATAAATAATAACCACGGACCTGAATGGATTGGGTTTTGGGATATTGTTAAATACGGAGACATATACAACAATCCATCTACATGGAATACGGAAGATGTAAGTGTTACAAATAGTTTATCATCTTTGTACCAAGCCCATTCTGATTTCTTTGGATACTACTTTAAAGATGATCTTGTGTTCCCAAAAGTTAGTGACACATTCTCAATGAGAAATGATCGCACTGCACAAGTAGGACTTTATGCTGCAGAAGATGTTGATAAAGGTATGTTTGTTACGCAAATGTGCATGAAGGTTAACCCAAAAAGAGATGGACTTGGAGACTATCCGCATGATGTTTGGCTCAAGTTCACAGTAGCATCTGATCAAACAGTTGTATATGCAGAGTACCTTCCATCTTTACCCGCTATATATGGTGGCATAAATGAGAACGATGATCGCATGGCGAATATATCAGTAGCTCACGAAATCATGCCATACCAAGACCAGTTGACCAACATACTTAGTTCAATGCTAGAGCACATGAAAATGAGTATGTTCAAAATCTTTGCAATAGACCAAGACGCACTAGATGATGATGTAAAAGAGTATATTAAAAATGCGTTAGCAGAGGATACGTTTTATGCTAAGCCCAAAGCATTATTCTACTCTGGGCAAAAAGCCGCGGACTTAGGTATAAATTCAAAGGACTTTATAAAAGTTGTAGATGTACAAAAAGAACTTTCTGCTGGTGTTAATCAGTCCATCCAAGCAATCCTCCAATTGCTAAATCTCGTGGAGCGGATGTTGATACTTTCTCCGCAAGAGTTGGGTCAACCCGCTCCTCGAGAAATATCTGCCACTGAAGTATCTGAAATAGCTAATACAACAAACAGCATATATTCATTTATATCCGAAGGCGTAGATGATATGAGGTCAGCTATGAAAAAGGTTTTATATGAGCATTTAGTAACTTGCTCAACAGATAAATTTGTAGTCCCTGTGCGAGGAAGGTACTCTGAGCAAATTATTAGAGATGCAGGGTTCGAGGTAGAAACTTCTGGTGAAGAAATGCTTACCAGTCGAAATATTATTGGCAGTCCTGAAAACCTAATATACGAGTACTTATTTGGACAAAGAGATGGTGCCGAAAGAGCAAGAGACACTCAATCTGCGCAAGTTCTTGGACAACTTGTAATGCAAGTGTTACAAGTACCCGATATGGCGCAAGCTTTAGGTAGGGATAGAACATTTAATATGTTCAATGAAATATTTAGATTGTCTGGAGCACACGATTTAAAGCTAGAAACCGACGAAATGGATAAAGAGCAAGAACTGCAAAACGTTGGCAATGATCAATTTATATCTAAATTAAAAGAACAATGGCCTCAAGTGGTAGAAGCGATACAGAGCATAATGCAACAAATGCAACCACAACAAAATCTTTCACAAGGCGAAATGGCTCCCGGAGTCAGCGGTCAGCCTCAGCCACAACCTGAACAATCAGCACAAACATCACCTGAACAACAAGTACAGATATGAGCGAAGAAGAAGTACAAACCGAAGAAACCACACAGGAAGCCTCACAGCAGGAAGCTCCCCAAGACAATCCCCTATTCAAAACATTATTTGAAATAGGAGAAGGAGAGCAGGCACAAGCTGTAGAAGAACCTGCAGTTCCAAAAGAAGTGCCGAGAAGTTTAGATGAAGCACTTAATTCGGAGGAGCCTGAAGAGGTTGTTGAAGAGGTAGTGACCGAAGAAGCTGAAGAACAACCAGTTGCAGAAAATCCCGAGAAAACTGAGCCAAAGAAAAAGAAGCTCAGAAAAGTAGTTGATCCAGATGTGCCAGATGCAGTTAAAAATCAACCAGCTTTCAATTTCCAACAAGAGGAAGAGGTAGATGAGTTTGCGGAAACCCTTATGCCCGAAGAGCGTGAAATTTATGATATTGCAAAGTACGCGTCAAATAATATGGAGCAATACAAAGGATATGACTCCAAATTTAAAGAGTACTTTACTAAAAACAAAGCATATCTAGATAAAAAAATTGAAGACGATCCTCATTTCAATCCGTCAACAGATGATGAATATAATTCTTTTATTGAAAGAAATAGACCTAATTTATCTGCGTCTGAAGCTAAAAAAATAGAACGGAAAATGTGGGTAGAAGAAGCTAAAAATGAAGTGCGCAAAGAATTAGTGCCTGAAACACAACAGTTAAGGAAAGATCTTAATAGAGCAAAGATGCAACCTGTAGTAGGTCAAGCGCAAGCATCTTTTCGTAATATGGCTCAAAAAGTAATTATTCCTGAAGAATTTAGAGAAAAATTTGAAAAAGGGGGAGATCAAGCAATAGCTGAATTTGCAAAGGAAAGACCTCTCGAGTACGGCATCCTTGAAAAAGGAACTCGTAAATTGCTGTCTTATGGAGATACTTTAACAGGCATATTTCTAAATGCCATAGATTTGGATTTGAACAATCCTGTCCACAAAGAACTCCTTGATTGGGTAAATACAGAACAAGAAGGGTATATTGCATCTGGTCAAACAGAACAAGAAGGCAAGATATTTATGAGGCGTGAAAGATTTTATGCGATGCCAGAAGATCAAAGAGCACAATATTACACTTGGAGTGACGACGATGTTTTAAAAATTTTAGCACTCAGAGTGCAGGAAGAAGTCCATGGATCTCTCGCACAACAACAAGCAATATTGGAAAAGTCAGGATACGTACGACAAAGTGCAGAAGCACCCGCACCTGCACCTGCACCTGCACCTGCACCCGCACCCGCACCAGTAGCACCACCATCTGTAAACCCTTCACCCAGACAAGGTGGGGCGGTAGCGCCTCCCAAAGCAAAAGAACAATCGAATGCTATGCTAAATGTTCTGGGAATAAAGTAGGTTTTAGGATACACAAACGGGTTTTAGGAAACCCATAAAAATATGCCTTAGATGGCATATATTAGAAATTTGTTACTTTTTTTTCCGTAATTCGGTATGTGGTATATCTTCATGCTATTATTAGTTGTAACACGAATTTATCAATAACAACTAATCTATAATATCATGGCTACAAATTCTTCTCTTCCGACTCCAGTACAGTCTTCAACACCAACCGTATCAGTGCCGATCGCACAATCTAGTCTCGTAAGAGAACCAGGTGTAGCAAGAATGATCAAAGTTGATGACACTACAGGTTGTACCCTGACTAACGCTTCTATTAAAGGTCTTACTCCTGCAGAGTTCGAAGGTCTTTCCAATAAGGAAATTGATCTGGCTCGCGTGATAGCAAGTTCCGCAGAAGCGCAAATGCTCGGAGTTCAAGAGAGAGGGTTAGTTTCTCTTCTTAATAGTAGCATCACCAACATCAAGCCACTTATTAATAAGGTCAATGTTGCTGAGCAATCCATGATTCTTCCTTACATCCAACGCCGTCAGCGTTCCGTAATGAACGCAAATTACTTTACGGTTGAAGCCAACGTAAACGCTACCAGCGCTAATGCAAGTGATGACGCTTACAAAGTAAAAGACGCAATTGATGGAGATAGAGCAATTACTGTTAACTTGGGAGCATCTGATTGGGCTTCTGGTCAACTTACTTCTATCGAGCGCTATTTTCTCCCTGGTGGATTCTTAATCCTTAGTGGATTTGATGCCGCCAACAATGTGGTTGAAGTACAATACAAAATCCTTGGTTCTGAACCTATAACACATGCGATTTCAAAGGCTAAAGTTATCGTTCGCCCAGTTGGAGAAGATATTAACCAAGGCAGTATCGTAAACGGACAAGAAGAAAGCGGATATGATGCAGCAGGATGGACGGCATTTGCAGGTTCAGGAGATTACGAGCTTAGTGTTGGTATTCTTCAAACCATTGCCAACAATGTTAATGACTTCGAAGCATGGTGTAAAAACCAGCCATCTGACTTAAGCGTTAAGTTGCTTGTCAACTGGTTGCAAACCACCCGTGAGTCCCGTCAGGTTGATGAGTCCTATAAGGAAACTCTTGCTAAGGTTATGTCTGGTAAAGTTAATCCTTACCTTAAGTCCATGGTTTATCAGCCTTTAGCTGAGCAGAACAAGATTGCCGCTCAAGCATCTTCCGATCAATGGAACCGCGCAGTTTGGTACAACCAAGCATTGTCTAATGTTCAGACTCCAGAAACTTATATGCAGTTGCCTGCAGTAACCGATCCGGAAAACGATTCTTGCACCTTGGAGTACAAATCCAACGCACTTGGAATTAAATCCCTTCTTGGTGAAGCAAACCGAATTAAAGACATGGGCGGAAACGCTCTTACTCTTGATTCCTTAATGGCTGACATTTACTACCTCAAGAGAAATCGCGAGCAAGATGGATCGAATGTTGGAGTTATCGATGTTATGACCGATCGGTTTACCTACAATCTTTTCTATGAGAAAATGGCTGAGTACTACAGCACTAAGTACTCAATTGATATTACCCGCAACATGCAATTGAACCAGACCATCAAGCATGATGGAATCATTTTGTTCAACTATGCATTGTATGACCTTCCTGAAGTTGGTTGTCAGCTTGCTGTTTTCCATGATCCATACTTCGACGATCTGTTAAATGTTGGTGGTAAATTCTTCCCTGGCGGTCCCGCAGATGGAGGAAAGCTTTACAACGCTGACGGAACTCGTTCTGCAGTCGATGTAATGGGTAGTGCGGCTAATCAAGTAAAAGCTCAAAAAGCAGCGCGTGCACTTTGGTTCATCGACTGGTCAGACATTAAGATTGGTATCGCAGGAACTAACGCAGTGACTCGCAAACAGCCACATCCTGAGACTCAAGAGAAGTACAAGTGCCGCATGGCTCACAAGAACACCGAGTATAGCTTACGCTCCACCACATGGACCACCATGATGGACGTACCTGCTCGTCACTTGCTTGTGCAAAACTTTGATCTTTCGCTAACTATCTAGTCTTGATGAGTAAGTACCACTATGAAGTATTTGCTTTTTCAGGATCCTAGTCGGGATTACGGTGCGGAATTTGATGTAACAAAAGTAGGCGCTCGTAAACGCGGGTTTGGGGCTTACGAAGCTAAGGACGCCAAGATTTTAAAGAAACTTCACGGGGATCTCATATCGGAGATTCCCGTGGAGGAGTATGAACGTTTAAAAAAAAAGCTAGGCAGTCCAGCAGTTTCATCGAGACAGCTCGGGGTGGTGGCACAGGATCCCTCAAAAAATCCAAATGCGGTGTATGCGGTAACCGAAGTATCGGAGGTCCCGTCTAAGTCAGCAAAGGATTTAGTATCAGTTGGAAATGCTAAAGTTGAAAACCCCTTAAAGGGGACAAAGTGATGGATCGTCAAGTAACCACGTCTGTGATTGGTACAATAGGAACTTTCACACTCGAGGGAGTGCATTTAGCGTTGGCATGCATCTGTGCATTATTAACGGCTGTACACGCAGGATATAGCATTTACCTTAAGTACAAAAACAAAGGCAAGAAATGAGCGGAACTTTTGCGGTAACAACCAACGACAACTACTCATCTTTACCCTATGAGAAAGCAAGTAGCTTTAGGATAAATAATTACACGGGTAAAACGGTAGGCATAAGACCTAAGCACAAGACTATAAGTGTGGATAACTTTGAGGACTTATCTAATCCAGAATGGACAGGAACATTAAATGTAGGATTTGATCACAAAGGTCTTGAAGGCGAATATGCGGCACAAATAAAAGATTTAGCGCACAGACCCATAACCAACCAAGTCGTGCTAGATGGAAGCGAAGTAGAGGTAAGTTTTAAAACACCCGACATTTCGGGATTTAATGTAAAGATTCGCATACTAGATGATATTACTAGACTCGGAATAGGTTATGCCGCTGAATACGATAAGATTCTAACTCCTGGTTATTACAGAGTTATATTTAAATTATTTCCGACACAAGATATTTATACAGTCTTTGAAGAAAAAGACGGAGGAGATAGAGCCTCAGTAAATGATACTATTGAGTCAGATTACGGATCAAATGATATGCGTAACTGCATAATAACTTTCGAAGCAAGCCACGACTTTTTAATAGACAATATTGTTTATCAACAAAAGGTAAATTACTCTAACGAGCTTTTACCTGGCATGTCATCGGTAAACTATCCGTGCAGTGACAATACAGCTGAGTACGAAATAATAAATCTAGGCAGTGATGTATTGAATTATTCGGACAACACTGAGAACATTTCACTTTCAGGGTTTTATGAGTCATGAGCGAAAAAGTACAACCATCAAATATTGGGGGTGCTCAGTTTATAAGTTTTGTAGAAGGTTCTTCTACGGTTGCGCCAGATATCTCTGCTTTTGCCCTGCATGTGCTAGGCGTAGATCACAATCTAAATAACATAAACGGGGGAGACCCTACTAATGGATTTGATCCTTGGGTAACAGATATTCTTGTTTACCCATCATCAGAGTATTGGGAGGCGCAATTATCTGGTGACAAAATCAGACCTTTTATAGATTTATCTATTTCAGAATACAATACTCTGCGTATACCAACAGCAATACACAACTATGATTTGTATGCTGATAAAGGAAGATTTTATGAAGATGTAACAATAGAAGGCACTCTTACGGTTGGTGGAATGGGTTTTGCATCCACGGGAGTAAAAACTATTGAAGCAACAGACATAATTGCAGAAAATATATCAGGTATATCAAAAACAAAAATACCAGTAGAAGACGCCACCGCGGACTTTACTTTTGACCCAACCAAAACAGGAGTGTTGTACCAGTGCAAACCAGTAGGGGCAACAATGTTAATAACCTTACCAGTAGAGGCAGACACAGGCGTAAGCTTTACCGTGAATAATTGCTTAGCAGGAAAGACCGTGGAATTTACAAACTTAATAAACGCGCGAGGTACGATACTGGGCGAACAATTTGCCTCAGCAACAATATATTTTGATGGGAGTGCGTGGTATGGCATCGGAGACTTTGTATGATTGCACACCATATTGGAGTTCAAGGAGATGTCTCTAACAGCAGACTGCCTGCAGACGCATTTCCGGCTATTTTTGCATACTCTTTGAATCGTAAGCTAAGAGCAAAATACTCTGGTGATTTTTTCAAGTTTCGCCAAGCGGATGGAGTAAAAGGCAATTATCCCACAGACACACCAGATACAAATCAAAAAGTGTATGTCGAAAAAATTTACGACCAGAAGGCAAAGCATAGCGTAGCAACGCATGACGCAGAACAGGTCGACGAATCGTTACAACCAGAACTAACTTTAGGAAATACGCTTTCAGTTGGTAGTAAAGTAAGGATAATAGGATCATTTCACCCGCATTTTGGTAGCGTAGGTGTTGTAACTAATTTAGCTGACGCAGGGTTCGCTATGGATCATTCCGTTCCCAAGGATGGCATCAGGGAAATTGACGGAGGTGTTAATTATTCAGCCAAGGGAGTTTCTTGGGAAATGGCTACACCCGATCATTACAGGATTAACTTCAACGCAAACGAATACCTTGAGGTGCCAAGTTTGGCATCTTATATTGGTCAAAATTTCACAATTACTTGCTTGGGTAAATGTAATAATATATCTCCAGTTCTAGGAATATGGGGGTCAAATGCAGAAATAACAATAGAGCCTTCCGAGGTGACTAGGTTTACATTTAATCAAAATGTGGGTGTATTACTTGAAGACTCTGCGGGTCAGCCACTAGTTTACGATTCTGACGCTTCGTCTTTAGGCATTACAGGTTTCGAAAGTGCAGAAATGACAACGGAAAACACAGACTCGAATTTCACCAATATTTCTATAGGCAGATCAGATGACAGAAAATGCACAGGATATTTTGTTGAAGCGACAATGCATGTTAACAAATTAACCAACCTCTCCAAAAATCAAATTTTAAAATCAACAAGAAACTACTATCTATAGCTATGCCAATCACAGAAATTACATCAAATGGAGAGGAATACATTAATAACCTCCCCGAGTCTGAAAAAAAGATCGTTTTAAGACAAAACACATCGGACGATCCACTAACTTGGAGTCAACTCGACAATAATATAGAAATGTTGAGAACCAAGTTAAATGAAGCCATACGAAAAATAAATGAGTTGGACACTTAACGTAACACTTATTATAATATAACAGAATGTTTGAACTACTAACAATGTTTTTGACTGGTGGCGGATCAGCTGCGCTTGGATCTATACTCAAAGGTGTGTTTGGAACAATAGCCGATAATCGTCAACAAAAGTTTGAATTAGAACTAGCAAGGGAGGCACGGGGAAATGAATTTGCACTTAAATTTCAAGAACAACTTAACAGCGGTCCTGGTGGTGCTTTCACTCGCGCTACTCGTCGCCTGCTCGCACTCATCCTCGTCTCGACGCTCTCCGCCGTCGTCATACTCTGCACCCTCTTCCCCTCCGCAGAAATCGTTACCCTCACCAACCCTAGTGGAGAAGGTGCAACAGAGTTCCTCTTTGGGCTTATCACTTTTCCAGCTAAGCAAACCCCTATATCGTTAACTACTGGACATTTATCAACTTATTTCGTTGTAATTATATGCCCTATGGTTGTCGGATTTTATTACACACCTGGAGGCAGAAAATGACTTGGCAAGAATTTAATGATATTGTTCGAACCTATTTACTTGTAGACAGCGAGCGAAAGGGCAGGGGCGTGCAAGAATATATTGATCGAATGATTGTTGCCTCTGTTATAGACCTGCAGAGATATATTCCTGCTCTTCGTAATAATCAATATAAGTATTACTCTCCTAATAACCTAGTAGAGCCAAATCCAAATGATTTATCGTCAATAAATTCAGAAGATTTAGATGTGCAACAAGGAGATTTTACTACCGCAAAAACAAGGGTAAAACAGGTAGTTATAAGACGAATTGCAACAGAAGAGAACAATCAAAGCATATCTCGATACTATTATCCAAAAATAATTCCATGGGAAGCA